TCAGTCTTCATCGGGTAGCATGACCGTGATGGCCGGTTCAGGGTTGTCGATGTCCAGCGGGCCGCACACCGCCTTGAGTGTTACAAGGGGCGGCATGCGGTCGCGGTTGTTGTTGCGGACGTGGAGCCGGAAAGTCATCTGCGGGCCACTCGTGCGCCTCGCTGCGCAACGAAGCATCCACACAATGTCCCACAGCCTGCCTTTTTCGTCCTGCGCCTGCACGCCTGCGGGCACGCGCACGTAACTCTCCCACACGGCGCGGGTGAGAAAGACCGGAAACTTCAAGCCCGCTTCGCACGCGACGGCGGACACATCAATCTGCCCACCTTCGGCCAGCGCGTCTTTGCGCGTGTATGCGTAGAGGATTTCTCCGTCGTCGAATGGATTGGCGTTTTCACTCATCGTCGCTTCCCCCGCGTCCGAGCTTGGTTTTCACACTGGCCGAGATCGGCACCACCTTGTCGATGGCGAAGTTCTCGTCCGGCGTGAACAGGGTGTGCCGTGCCGTGTGAAATTCCTTGTTCGGCTTGAACACAGCTTTGGCGCTCAGTGCCGCGCCTGCATTGTGATGGGCGAACAACTCCTGCAATTCCCCGATCAACGGCTCCACGCTGGCCTCGGGAATCAGGTCACCTTTGATCTTCAACTCGAAGCTCTGCTTGAAGAATTTCGCTCCCTTTTCCCCTGAGACGCGCAAGATGGCCGCATCATCGGTCGTGCCGCGATAGGAATTGGAGAATCCCACGCGCACTACTTTTTCACCAGCGCGGGCTTCAACCGACGACGCCACGGCCATCTGGCCGCTGTAATGGGAGAAATAGAACTGCTTGGCGAGAACGATCAATTCGCTCTTGTCCAGTTCCAGTGCTCCTTCCAGCGCCTCCAACTGCGCGGCGCGGTCGAGGATTGATGTGACGAGTTCAGCCACCTGCCCATCGGCGTCAGGCATGACGGGATACGTTTTCACCACTCTGCCCGTGGAGGGCTTTGCGGCGATTCCGGCAAGGTTGAACTTCTTCAACCCGGCGGTTTGTTCTTTTGGCGCGGCAGCGGGTGCTGCTGGCACTACGGTTTCTGTCTTTGTCTTTTTCATTGGTTTCTTTCGGTATTTTGTTGGTTCGCCGCATCCATACGCAGACAGCGTATAGTCACGGCAAAAAAGTTTTCAGTCATTGTTGAATCCGATGTGACGCTGCTTGCTTCCGTTCTTTCCGGCGTGATCGTTCTTGGCCTTGCGCACCTGACCTATCTCCTTGAGCAGCATCGCGGCTGTCACTTTCCAGCGGGCCGGGTCTTCCGCTGTGGAACCGGCGTAGATCGAGTTCACGCAGACATTCAGAATGTCACCACCGCTCAGTCCCTTCGCTTCAATAGCAACAACGGCAAGATCGGCCTGGACACGATCAAGGTTGGGCAGATGCATGGCGAACAACTCGCCCCGCATGGCCGCATCGGGCAACCGGAAGCGGATATGCCGCTGGATGCGCCGGAGCAACGCCGGGTCGTAATTTCTGAACAGGTTCGTGGTGACGATCACCACGCCGTCGAAGCGGTCGAGTTCCTGCATCAGCACGTTGCGGTTCTGATTGATGGACGTGGAGCAGCTTTCACCGGAATTCACGCGGCGTGAAAGCAGCGAGTCCGCTTCGTCGAAGAAAAGCACGGCGTTATGCTCCTTCGCCTGATTGAACGCGGCGGCGATGTGCTTGGCCGTATCTCCGAGATACTTGGAAATCACGGCGCTGTAATCCACCTGATAGAGCGGCTTGGCCAGCTGCAACGCCACGCCCAGGGCGGCGCGAGTCTTGCCCGTTCCCGGCGGGCCGTAGAAGTTGAGGATGCACCGTCCGCGCTGCGGCTGGATGCTGCTGATGTTCCAGACAGCTTCCAACTGTTCGCGGTGACGGATTGAGCGCAGACCGGCGAGAATGTCGGTTCTGACTTCCTCATGCAGGATGAGGCGTTCGAGCGCATGATGCGGCTCCGGCTGGACAAGCACGCCCAGATCAGGCGTAGCGTTTCCGTTTCCCCGGCGGCGCGGGTTTCGGTTGTCTTCGATTACCGCCGCGTCGGGCGGGAGCATGGTTTCAGTTTGGTCAGGCATGGTGAGTTCTCCTTTTCATGCTTCCTTCCTCTCGCAGTTCCGCGACTGAATCCATCCGATTTGCTCGCCATATTTTTCACCATTTTTCGGAGCGGCCTTCGGTTGGCGCAGAAGTTGAATAGTGTTCATCGCGCTCCCTCCCAATCCATCCACGTTTCCAAATCGGCCAACGCCGCTCTAACGCAGCCGCCGCTGCCCACGGCGATTTGCGTAGCTACTGCCTTCGGCGTTTTCCAACGGCGCATCAGGAACCCGGCGATTTCATCGGTGTCAGGCGCGGCGAGTTTCACGGACTGGAACCGTGTCTGAAACCGTTCCGTCAGCAGATCGATTTGAAGGTTGCTTGTGCCGATGAACGCCTTGCCTGGCGGCAGCTTGTCCAGATAGGTCAACAGAATGTCCTGCGCGTCCTTCGTGCATCGGTCGAGTTCATTGACGATCTTGACCGACCAATCGCTGAACAGGCTGCCGTAAGCCAGCGACGCCATCCACTGCCGCACCAAATCGACTGTCACTTCCTTCCCGTTGTAATCTTCGACGCTCATGCGGATGCCGCCGGTGAGTTCAGCGGCCACCAACTCCGCAATCGTGGTCTTGCCCACGCCCGGCGGCCCGTAGAGCAGCAACTTGCAACTGCCCGTGCGCTGGTCGCGCAAACGGCGGGCTTTTGTCACATGCGCCCTGGCCACGTCGCGGGCCTGCCCGATCAAATCATCGGGAATCGCAGGCCGGAAACTCATCGGCGACGGAGCGCGTTTGATTTTTCGTTCAGCGACCGCTGGCATACGATCCTCCTTTCTCCGCTACGCGAAGGGTTGGATAATCGATTTCGCGCAGCCTTGCGGCCACGGCCACCGCGCCTTTGCGATAGACCGTGACCGCCAGCAATTCGCCGTTCACATAAACAGCGAAAAACCGCGCACCGTATTTGCGAATGGCAACGCTCATTACCAGTTCTCCCTCCGGATGCGGGCTTTGACCGTGTTGATCGACAGATCGAAGTGCGCCGCCGTCTGCTTCGGGCTTTTGTTCCGGCTGTAAAACCGGCGCACCATCACCCAGTTCACATCCGCGACTGTCCGTCCGCTGATTTGCCGTGCCTTGCGCGGGCGGTGAGTCCGTGCGGCTGGCGTGGCTGGCACCGCAGGCGTTTCCGGTGCCGGAGTTTCAGCCCCGTTTGCGGGCGTGGATTCGCGTTGGAAGGCGTCGAACCGGCGGCGGGTTGTGCCGGATTGTCCCGCTGATTCCAGCCCACCGAGCCGCTGCTCGATGGGACGCAGCCGCGCGCCGATGGCATCGGTCACCGCCGAACCGATCAACGCTTCCAAGTTCACATTGCCCGAACGCCCGTTCCGGCTGAGAACCACTTCCGCAACCCGTGCATTGACCAGTTCCTTGATCAACTCGACGGGGATTTCCGTGATCGAATAGACCACTCCGGTCAGGCTTTGCAGCCCGAGCACGGACTTCATCTGCTCACGCGCCGTGCGCGGACTGTCGGCCTGCACACGGTCGTCAAAGACGATCCGCCCGGCCTTGCTTGCGATTAACTTGAACAACTTCATTTTTATACTCCTTCAAGACCAGTGGTTTTCTCTTTCGGAGCGAACATCAGCGACAACTGGCCCATCCTTGCCGCGTATGCATCGCGTGCAGCCTGCACGCCTCTATCCGCAGACAGCGGATAGTTACCCCAAAAACTTTGTTTCACCGGAAGCCGGTGAACGAAATTCGTATTGCTCACCTGCATCCCTTTGAATTCCTCCCATTCGCCGTAGAGCGTGGTCGCTTTGTTGCCCAGCACGACCCAACGCCCTGGCAGCTTTTCAAGAACGTGCTGCCCCAAATGATCAACCAGCACCGCCGCAGCGCGGGTGTCGCTCATCGGGCCGTCGATGTCGTCATGGCCACCGAGGCTCACCAGACGGTCGAGCGCTTCCTCCCAGCCGCCCCACGTTCCATTGTGGAAAAGCACGGCTTTCGTTTTTCCATGAAAAGCAAGACCGGCAGTGCGACTCACGGGGAATGGGTGACAGAGACGCGGATTCACGCCGCCGACGCTTGCCCATCGGAAATGAATCACGATCTCGCCTTTCACATCACGGATTAGGCGGCTGAGTTGGCCAACTTTCAGATTCTTGTGCCAATAGACTCGGTTCCGTTCCCGCCATGCCATGCCCGCTCCGTGCGGGTTGGCTTCGTGGCAGGCGCGCAGGATTTCATCTGAGGGACGGATTTTGGGCGGACAAACAAGGATTACACACATAGGATTTTAGAATTGAGAATTCACAGGCTGGCGTCGGGGAAGCGTTCGTCGAACTTGCGGCAAAGCCGCATCGCTTCGGCTTTGAAGGTTTCAAGGCGCTGGTGGAGCGGGCCGAACACTCCGAGTGCAACCGGGCGGTTGCTCCCATTCCATCCGAGATAATCCCAGAGGAACTCGACCGCGCTCACCGCAGAGGCCGTGCGCTTGGTTTGCAGTTTGTTCTTCTTGAACGCGCCGAGGCACTGGACTTCCGATGCCCGGCGGCAGAGTCCAAGCACGGTCGCCAAGTGATGCAGAATTTTGTTCAAGCTCACCGTGCCAGCGAACACCCTGAACTCAATGGCTCCGGCATACCAGGTCGGCCCGTGGCGGAAAATCTTTTGGAAATTCACCATCCCGCGTCCACAGGCAACGGCGGCGCGTTCCTTGTCGGTCACGCTGCTTGTGGCGACGATGGTGCGCATGTGCTTGGCGACATCGGACGCCAGCGTATGGCTGTAACGGTTCAGATGGCGTCCGCTGCCCGTTTGACCGTAGAGACTGCGAGCGTGCCACTGCGCAATGTGGGCAATCTTTCTCACAAACTCGCTCACCTTGCCCGCATCGCTGGAACCGATCACCGATTCGATGCCCACGGTGATATGGACTCCGCACGAGGCATCCACTTTGGCACCGATCACGTTCAGCCATTCCACAAACCGGCATAGATGCTCAACGCCATCTTCCCCGTAGAGAATGGGCGAGACAAACTCACAGGGCATCTCACCCGGCTGGCAAACAATGGAGCCGTCCCGGTCAGCCCGCCATGTGCTGCCCATAAACTTTGGCGCGGCGACGCGGGAGCCGGCCAGGTCGATACCGCCTTGGACGGGGCGGCCACTGTGATAACCGCCGACTTCTATGCCGCATGAAAGCGGGATTTTCGTTTCGAGTTCAATGCCGAAGCGGATGGCTGCGGCTTTGGTATCTTGAGGGCGTGACTTGGTTTTCATATATCCGCTGTCTGCGTATAGGTTGCGCAAATAAAAACCGGCTCACCGGCTTGCTTTGTTTTGGGATTGGTTGCTTTCATTGTCCTGAGCCTCGTTCGCCAGTTGCGCGTGAGTCCATCAGTATTGATCACCATATTTTTCACCATTTTTCGTGGGCAAACGCGGTTGGCGCGAAAGTTGAGGCGGTTCACAAATCCCACGCTTCCCTGAACCCGATGAACTTCGGGAACCGGGGCGCTTCCTTCGCGCCGCTCGGCTGGTGCTTAAACTTCACCATGCGCCCAATCACAGCGTCCCGGTTCGCCCAGATGCTCGCGGCGGTTTCCTGATCAAATCCGCTCAGGCGAAACTCGATGCCCGTGGTGACATCTCTCACGAGGAACGCTCCCAGCGTGCCGCGTCCGACCTTGTTCTCTTTGCAACTGGAACGCTTGGTGCGCCCGAATGCGTCTTTCTCGGCGGGATTGAGATTGCTCATTCCCTCAATGCAATCGAGCACCACGGCCTCGGCGTCCTCGAACCGCTTGATCTTCAGCAGGAATCCTTCGTTCTCCGTGGAACGTCCACATTTGTAAGGGGAGTCTGGTGTCCTGACCATCACGCCCTCGTATCCCTCGGCCAGACAGCGTTCCTCGTAAGCCGCAAGCGCCGTCATATTGCGAATCTCAACGGGCAGGACTTTCACCACCCGCTCAAACTCCGGCAGCCGCGCCAGTTCCTGCATCCGGCAAGCATAGGGAACGTCGCAGCCTTCGTTAACATAATCGAATACATGGAACTCGAAGTCCGGTTCGCCGGACTCGCGACCGATGTGACCGGCGGTTTCACTGAACGTGGCATTGCGGACGATCAATTCCCCGTCGAGACCGTCTGGCAGGTTGGCTTCAATCCATCGGCGGGTGAACTGGTTTGAGACTGGCTTGAAGGAGCGGGTCATCGCCCGACTGTTGATCTTCAGGCAGCGAATGCCGTCGAGCTTTGGCGTGGCGAACACGGGAAAGCGCAGACAGTGTGGGCGCTCGCATTTCCCGGCGAGCATCGGTTTTACTATGGGACTCATTGTGGTGTTTCCTTTCGGTTTTTGTTGGTTTTCAGGCTGCGAAGCAGCGCGCCGGTCTCGGCGAGCCACTTCGCAAAAATGGCGTGCAAGAGCAGGGAGAGAAGCGAAGTCAATGGATGGCGCATACGCAGACAACGTATAGATTAGGCGCAAAAAGAGAGCTGGCCGTCGGGCGCGATGACCGACAGCCTGCCGATGATTTTGGCGAGGTTGAATTTGCGGAGCCCACGATTTTCCACATCAAACACGGTGATCAGACCGCCGCTGCGAATGGTTTGTTCCGACGTTACAAAGCGCATTGTGCGGGCTTCACCGCTGGCTTTGATGAAGGTTCCGACATATTGGGGTTTTGGCGTTTTCATGTCTGAACCTCTTCCACCGGTCCTCGCGGAGTCCATCCGATTTGATCACCATATTTTTCACCATTTGTCGTGGTAGGGGTGCGGTTGGCGCGGAAATTGAGTCGGATTGCTTTCGCACGCAGAATTTGATACGAACGGCCATGCCCAATCAGCAAAGAATGGAAGCCCTAAAAGAATTTCCGTCGCTCAAAGCATGGCTCGACGGCGACTTTGGGAAGCGTGTCACAGATTGACCGACGAGCAGAGAGCATTTTAGAATGTTGAGATGAATAGAGAAATCCGAAACGAACTCCGAGACGCCATCATCGAACGCCTTCGCCCATATCTGCAAAATTGCGCGAAATTTTACATGGGAGGAGATGACGACATCGTTGAATTGAACATCCGGGAAAGCGCCGAAGATGTATCAGAACGTGTCGTGATAAGAGTCGGTATCCTGGACCATTCAACTCAACTTCACATCCCAAACATCTCCTTTCCTAGCTCTTGGAGAGGAAAAAGTGATGGCATGCGGCTGATTGACACCATTTACCGAATTGCAAGGAAGCATCGCTACGCGTTGTTTATCACTCAATGCACTGATGGATTCCACAATTACCTCCTCGGGACATGCGGTGCGTCTCGCACCGACGACGACACTGTGGAGATTACAGAAGAGACTCGTCTGGTGAACAACGGCCGACTGGCTGCACGCGAGTTCGGAGACGGTTACAAATCATCTTATGAAGCTGCCGTCGAGTTTGACGAAATGGTCGCGTTTGGCGTCTGTCCTAACGACGTAAAGATCGTCCATGGGAGGATCACTCCTTTGACAGGAATCGACGAGGGTAGGGAAATTCACCATGCTTGGGTGGAAATGGGAGATTTCGTAGTCGAAACCTCCAACGGTCACGAGGAACGTTTCACCAAAAGCAAATTCTACACATTGCTTCATGCAACCATCGATCATGTCTACTCCCTCAAAGAGGCGAAGGCACGTGTCGAGGAAAGCGGTAATTTTGGCCGTTGGATCTGATCACGATCACGAATAGACGTTCTCCGATTCCGCGGATGCCGTTGATCCCTTATTGTAATCCGTCGCTCGCACTGACGCACTTTGTTCGAGCAATTGCTTCAAGGCGGACTGACCGCGATTCTGGATGTCCATGCCGATTGCAAGCGCTCGTTTGAGTCGGCCACGGGTGATGTTTTCAAACACAGGTTCGTTGAGCTTTTGCTCGTATTGACACTGATAGACACAATCGAAGATCGCCCGCGCAAACTCCCATGGCTGGCGGATCGGCCAGTTCTCGTGCGCCGCCCTGCTTGGCAAACCGTCTTCGATCAAAGCGCGCAAAATTAATCTGTCGGCAGTGGTGTTATGGACACTCATTGGCTTGCAATGATGTCAAGAAACGGCAAAATATTCGCCGTGCTCAAAAAACTGCTCAACGCCATAGTTTCAAACGGCGACAGGTATTGCCGCGAACATTTGGCAAAATACGATTCCGTGAAACTCTTGGAAGATTGGTGGGAAGCTTTTGATTTTTTCCTGTGTCGAGCTTGTTTACAGGGGCGTCGAGACGAAGTGTCCCTTCGGGTCTATGAAGTTGCGCGCAAGGTAATCTTGCCGCTAATTAAAGCTCCAAAAGATTTCAAAGCCCAGAAAGAAGATGGATGGAAAGAAGTGTCTTCGCAACTCACAGCGGAGATCGGTAAGGGTAAAGTGGGAAAGGCGCGGGACGTGAAAATGATTGTCAGCGCATTGGAATTTGTGAGCAATATTCCAAACAAGAATATTGTTTCATATTCGGTTGGCCTGATTCGTGGTGGAAAACTTAAATCGCATTACAACGAGATACAGGCTCGGAAAGCAAAAAATGGCATTACGCAAGTGGGGCCGAAAATTGCCGCTTTCTACCTCCGCGATGTTGTTTCCTTGTTCGACTTGAGCGTCGATAACAATACAGCATTTTGCCTCCAACCCGTTGACACTTGGGTGCAAAAAATTGTTGAAAAAATTGGTATCGCCCGATCGACCGACAAGACGGAAACGATTCAACAAGCGATAGTATCCATGTGCGAGAACCATAATATTTCGGCCCTTCGTTTTAATCAGGGTGCTTGGTACACGGGATATTACGCCTTTGACATAGTATTGAACCTTCTCGCTAACTGAAGCGCTTCGTTCGTTAGCGAGACAGTAAATCATCGAACAATCCCGGAATAAAAGGATTGAGCGCCTTCTGCTCTTCGCGGAAGAAATCCGCTTTCGTTTTACCCATCTTCTTACCCTTGAGTGTGTGGCAGTCGTAGGCGTAGTCAGGAATTGGCACATACTTGGGCGCTTTCCGCAAATCCGCCGCCAGTTTCTCCGGGTCGAGTCCCTTCATCTGGTCATACACGAAATTTTGCAAATGATCGGCATCGCGGTTCTTTTTGGCCAGAGAAAGCAGAATCACGGCTTTGCTTATGAAAATGCGCCCCTTGGCCTCAGCCGCCGGCACGTTTTTGTTCACATGGAAATAGGAGTCGTGCAACGCCTTGATCTCCTGCGTCAAAATTCCCCAGCAGTCTTCGGCGCTCACGGTGAGCAGCCGTTTCCAGACATAATTGCCGTAACCACTCGACCAAAGCTCGATGGCCCAGTAGCCGGCGAGTTTGGCGTCGCCGCGCCGGAGCGCCTTCTGCATGGCCGAACTGACTTCGCCGAAATCGTAGCCCCTGACAGTCCGGAGTCTCATGTCCCGGCCTCCCATTGGAATAGTAGATGATGTTCCCATGCCTGAAGCCTCGTCGTCCGGGCTTCGCTGAGTCCATCTGTATTTTTCACCATTTTTGTCATCTCTGGGTAGTCTATACGCTGACAGCGCACACCCCCAATCAGAAAGGGGGGTGCGAATCTTATTGGGCAAGGCTCACGCTTTGGCGGCGTGTAGCGTCGATGGCCACACGATCCTGACTCTTGTAATTCTCAAACCGGATATGGGCTTTCCATTTGCTCTTGAGGTAGCGTTTCTCGGCTGCGATACGTTCCGCGCTTCGGAAAAGAGAGTTGCCGCCAAGGTTCTTGTCCCGTTCCTGGACGAAACAAAAGCGGGCTTCGTTCCAGACGAGCCGGTTCACCATTAGTTCTGTCAGGGAGGCGTCGATGTCGCACTTGCATTTGAGCAGTTCATCCCACTTTGGCTCCTTGCCGATCACACCAACCGCGCCGCCGACCCAGTGGTTGATGCCGAACGGATCGTTGCGCTGCAACAGACGAGGGTCGCTCCGCTGATGCCAGCCGAACAATCGCGCCCCTGCTCCGCGCGCGCAGTAGGCGCTGTTTTCAAGCATTGCGAGCGTTTCATCCGGTGACAGTTTTCGGCACCGCAACGATACCATGCAGACACAGGCCGAGATGTCGTCATCGAGCATGACGATGGCTTCCTCCGTAAAGCGATGGATGATCCAGTTGCGCACAGCACTCACCCCGGACACGGAATCCGGGATCGTGATTTTCTCCGGAAGCGGAACATGGCTGTACGCCTCAACCTCGCTTTCAGGAATTACCAGTGTTGCTGTCGGGAATAGCCGGTGGCTCGTGATCGCCCGTGGTCGGCTGCGGCTCATGATGACCAGGCGCAGGCTCAAGGGCAGCAATTCCGGCCAGTCCGGGTTGTGGAGTGGTTGCTTGTTCATTTTGAAGAGCGCGTTTAGCGAGTTGGATCAGCCGCTCGCCTCTGATTACACGACCAATGCCGATTTTCTTGGTTTTGCGAGTGATTGAGTAATCAACTTCCTTCACACCCAGGAGTTGCAGGATCAGCATCCAGTCCCGGAGATCGTGGAACATGAAGACCAGATAATCGTGATGTTCGAACGCCTGGCATTCCATCCGTGGGATCGTTTCCACCTCATCCTCGGGCTTTTCATCATAGAGCCGGGCAATTTCGTCTTCCATGAAGCCAGTGAGTTCCACGTCGAACGCCGGGTCGCTTTCCCTGATGGATTCGATGACACGCTTCAAATCGTCCTCGTCCAGTTCGGCCAGTTCCGAGAGGCGGTTGTCGGCCAGCAGATCGGCCAGTTCCTCCGCTTCGCTTTCGTAATCTTGATAATCAACAGGGACCACCTCGACGCTCATGAGCAGGGCGGCTTCGAGTCGGCCATGCCCACGCACAATCAGACCGCTGCGGTTGCTGACGGTGATCGGCGCGCGCCAGCCTTGTTCCTGGATGATGGCAGCGAGAAGCTGGATCTGATGGGCGCTATGCTGGTTCGGGTTGACCGGGTTGGGCAGCAACTTTGCCGGATCAACCAGGGCATCATGGGCGCAATGGATTTTGAGACTCACGTCCATTTGCCGCTTGTCAATCTTGACAGACGGCGGGGCGATATGCGTTGATAGCGTATATGCCAAAGGCCGTGCTCAAGAACCTGCCGATGACCCACAAAAAGTTTGCGACCATGTTGGTCGCTTTCCGGAAACGGCATAATTACAGTCAGCGTGATGCTGCCGTGGCGCTTGGGTGCTCAAAGCGTACATTGCAAAACTGGGAGCAAAAGCGCGCAATGCCGCAGGGGTTCGGGCTGCAAGCCATTTGCCAGATTATCAAGGAATGAAGCCCAAAGTTTTGAGCACATGCCATTGAAAGACATCATTGCAGCCCAACACGCGTGGGCACGGAGCCGATGGTCAGGACACGTAGGTGCGCGCGCCCCCTCCGTCGAGGCAAATCTTATTCGTCCTCTATCTGTAGAGACACGAAGCGACTTTCAGGCGGCTCGCGGGGGAGAACTAGGGCACCATGGAAAGCCGGGCAAGATGAGTTCGTTGCGCTCTTCATCTGCCCTGAGCTACAACGTCTTTGACCCATGGCGCGGTGCCGATCTACGGCCGCTTGCCAACGCTCTCGGGGCGAAGATTCGAGGGAATGCACTTAGCTTCGAGCAGCAGTATCATCACGGGCTTAGCAGCATCCCACCTCACATCGATGTCGTGCTCGACGGAGATCAGATTCAGCCTCTTGGGATCGAGTGCAAGTTCACGGAGCCGTATGGAGACAAGAAAAGCCACGCTCCTCTCGAGGATAAGTACTTTTCTAACGGCAAGAAGCGATGGTCGGCCTGCGGTCTGCCGCTCTGCCAAGAGTTGGCGAGTGCGGTTGGACACGCAGTGAACTACCGGCGGCTATCCGCAGGTCAACTGCTGAAGCATCTGCTCGGGCTTGCATACACGACTCGCCAGTCGCCTCGTCTTTGGTACATCTGGTTTGACAGTGGATGTGAGGAAGCGGCGGAGCATCGGATAGAGGTTCAAGATTTTGCTGATCGCATTGATGACGGGGTAACCTTCGTGGCAATGACCTACCAGGAACTTTTTGCACGGATCGATCCGGATATGGCCCCTATTCCCAATTATTATTCATATTTGTCGAAGCGATATTTCACCGAATAACAAATGGGCGCTCAACCTCTGAGTTCTCGTTGCGCAACGATCCAGAGAGTTGACGCGCCTCTGTTGGAATGGACGCCATTCCAGCGGACGTAGCAAAACGTCTTCTCAATCGGGACTTCGCCAATCTCATCAAACGGGTGCAGTCGGGCGGCAAGATCAGCCGCGCCGAACGCGCAATGCTGCAAACATTGGCATCCGGTTCGCCGTCCGACACGCCGCCGTTTGCAAAGGATTACGCCGAACTTTCCATCGTACTCGGTGTCAGTCGCCAAGCCGTCAACTCTTGGAAAAAATTCGAGGATGCGCCCAAGCCACGCTCGAACGGGCTCCATGACGTGCAGGCATGGCGGGAGTTCATGACACGGCGCGGACTTAAAGGCGGAGATGTCGGCCCCACCGACGAACAATCCCGGCTGAAGGCTCGCAAGCTGCTGGCCGAAGTTGAGGATCGCGAGTTCCGGCTGTCCGTTCGGCGGGGCGAGTTCGTGGCTGTCGAGCAGGTGAAAACCGATTGGACGCGGCTGGTCGGCCAGGCAACCTCGCTTTTGCGGCGCAAATTTGAGCAGGAGTTGCCGCCGGTTCTCTCCGGCCTCGATGCGACCGGCATCCAGGAAGAATGCCGCAAGGCGATAGACGAGGTGCTTGCCATTCTCCACGGCGCATGAACGGGCAATTGCTTGAAATCTGGCAAGAGGCGTGGCGTCCGCCCGACCGCCGACCCCCATGGGCATGGGCTGAGGATCACGTCGTCTCGATTCCGTATTCGCCGATCCCAGGCCGCTTCCGCTCCGAAAACTCGCCGCAGATTCGCGAGCCGCTCGAAGCCATTGTTGATCCAAAAGTCCGGCTTGTTTCGATCATCGCCTCGATCCAGTCCAGCAAGACGTGTGTGGGCGAACTGGCGCTTTCCTATATCATCCCGAATCTGCCGGGGCCGACTCTCTGGCTCGATCAGACGGACGAGGATGCGGAAGACCAGTCTGAATCCCGACTACAAAAGCTTTTCGAGGAATGCGAGGCTGTGCGTTCGCTTTTCCCTCGTGACCGTCATAAACGGCGCAAGAACACGATCCACTTTCGCAACGGCATGTCGCTCTGGGTGCTTGGCGCGCACAACAAAACCAACCTTCAGCGGCGCTCCATCCGCTGGCTTTTCGGGGATGAAACATGGCGCTGGCCGGTGGGGCACATGGCGGAAGCGGAGGCGCGGGTCACTGCGTTCGGCTGGCTGGGGAAATGCGTGTTTATGTCCCAAGGCGGCGAGGAGAATGACGACACGCACTGCAAGTTCGAGACAACCGACATGCGCGAGTGGACGTTTGCCTGTCCCTCGTGCGGAGTGCGCCAGCCGTTCAAATGGGAAAACATCGAATGGTCCAAATCGGCGCGCGATGAAAACGGCCAGTGGGACTTTGGTGAAGTCCGTCGCACGGCTTCGCTGCGCTGCGAGGGCTGCGGGTTGCAATTTGAGGACACGGACCGCACTCGGCGCGAGTTGAATATGACAGGACGTTTTGTTCCCCAAAATCTGCGAGCCGCATGCGAGAATGTTGGCTTTCATTGGAATTCGATCTCCACGATGAGCTGGGGAGCATTGGCCGAGCTGTATCTGCGCGCAAAAGATGTGGCGCGGCGCGGCGATCTCACGTTGCTCCAGCAATTCTATCAAAAGCGCCTCGCCCTTCCGTGGCGCGATTATGTTGAGGACTACAAGCTCGAAATCACCAAGACCGGGTACCGGAAAGGGGAAAGCTGGGAGGAAACCGCCGGAGTCACCCGGCAGGGTCGGATTATTGCCGCCCCGTATGATCCTTCCGAAATCTCCGTTCAACTCATCCTTCTCACGGTGGACGTGCAGATGGATCACTTCTTTGCCGTCGTGCGCGCATGGAGCGCAAACGGTTCGTCCCGTCTGGTCTGGAATGAAAAGCTTCTTTCCTACACCGACATTGACGCTTTGCAGGAACGTTTTAGCATCCACCCACAGCTTGTGTTTCTCGATGCCGGTCACGCGACCTATGACGTCTATCGAGAGTGCTCAAAACGCGGATGGGTTGCGCTCATTGGCGACAAACGGCTGACGTTTGTGCATCAGACCAAGGCAGGCCAGAGCTTACAGCGGTTTTATTCGCCACGCCGGAAGGTGTCGCTCGGTCACAATAAATCCTGCAATGTCCATTATTGGAGCAATCTCAACGTGAAGGATGCGCTCGCGCGGTTGCGCCGCAACCAGGATGCGAATCAAGGTCCGACCTGGGAAGTGGCTGACGACATCGACGACGACTATCTCGCGCAGATGGAAAGCGAGCAACGGGTGAAAAAGAACGGAAAATGGTTCTGGGAACAGATCGGCAAACGCCCCAACCATTACTGGGATGCCGAGAACATGCAGATCGCCGCTGCGTTCATGCTTAAACTGGTCGGACGGGAAAGCGTGGAGTCCGGCAAGCCTTTGGATAGCGGAAAAACAACTTTAACTGAGGATTCGGGTAGTCAGTCTTGATTTCAAATCTCGTGTTGGCACGAGAATTCAAATAGAAATTTGTTGCCTGAGTTGACGCCGCGCCGGGCGCATGAACCAATACGCATCCCAGCCTGAACTTTTTGCGTCGGAATCCCTCCGCATCGAAGCCGTAACCTCCTGCATCGGTTTCGATGACGTACTCGATGAGACGCTTGCCCGTAATCATCCGAACCTCGACACAATGATCGTGGTAACGTCGCATGAGGATAAAAAAACGCAGGAGGTCGCCCGCAAGCACGGTGCGATCTGCGTGCAGACCGATCTGTTCCGCAAGAACGGACGCCGGTTCAACAAAGGCGCGGCGATAAATGTCGGGTTTGATCGCTTTCAGTATCACGGATGGCGGCTCCATCTCGATGCGGACATTCTACTCCCCGATAATTTCCGGCGCATCCTTTTCAATCACACCCATCTGGACGAAAACTGCATTTATGGTGCGGATCGGGTCGATGTGATCGGGCTCAACGAACTGGATGCGCTGGAAGCGCGGCTTGCCCACGAACCGCAGCATTCCTGGTCTGCGTTTCTTAATCCGGGTCATAATCGGCCTCTCTCTCCCCGGTATGTCGATCCGCTGCGCGGCTATGTGCCAATCGGATTCTTTCAATTGTGGCACGCGAGATGCCAGAAGATGTATCCCTACAGTCTCGGAACCGCCGCGCATGACGACGTGATGTTCGCGGCGCAATGGCCGCTCTCCCACCGAAGACACCTGCCAACCGTGGTCTGCTACCACCTGTGTGCGCAACCGCCCGCGCTCGGGGAAAACTGGGATGGAAAACGCCGCCAGCCCCGGATTTCACGTTCAAATTCTGGCCGCGAAAGTTGACGCCGCGCCGCAGGCATGAACAAACTACTCGGCGCTAATTGGCGCACCACACTGAGCGGTTGGATCGCGGTTCTCGCATCCGCCATTGCCATCAATCCAAGTCTCGTCGCGTTTCTGCCGGAAATCGCGCGTAGTTACGTGACTGGCTTCGCTGGTATTATCGCGGTGATTTCCGGCGGAACCTTTGCTGCACAAGCGAAGGACAAGCGCGTTACGGGCGGAACCGTTCTGAATGATCAGACGCCTCCACCTCCGACACCAACACGGCAGATCACTCCGCTGATTCTCGCTGCGCTGATTCCTGCATTCACACTTTCCGGCTGTGCTTGGATCAATGCCCATCAATCCCAAATCGACAATACCCTGGCGGTCGTGGGCACTCGCGCATTGAGTGTTGCCGAGCAGGTCTTGATTTCCGTGGCCACGGATGAGGCAGACAAAAATTTCAAAGCCGATTTTCTGGATTCCATAGCGACGGGGTTACGGCAGAATGAAACCACCATCGTCAATTCCGATGACGTGGCCAAGATTGTGCAAATCTGGAGTCCAAACGACGGCGCAGCGTGGCAGCAATTGGCTGGATCGCTTGGAACCGTAGCTAGCAACGCGCTGGATGCAGCGGGTAAGGAGAAGTCCGCTGCCATTGTGGAAAGTATCGCCGTGGGTCTGAATGATGCCGCTGCGAAGGCACGTACTTCGGATTCTGCACAATAACGGCATGTTTGATTGGCTTTTACATCTTTTTGGTTTTTCATCCCCGACCGCTTCCATGACTTTCGACGCACGCACCGAATCCAACATCAACACGCTGCTTCCCGCCGCGCAGGCCAAGGCGCGTGAATTCATGACGTCGTGTCTCGCTGCCGGAATCCCGCTCAAGATCATCTGCGGCACCCGCACTTATGAGGAACAGGATGCTCTTTATGCCCAAGGCCGTACCGAAGCTGGACCAATTGTCACCAATGCCAGAGGCGGCTACTCATGGCACAATTTCGGCATCGCGTGGGACATCGGAATTTTCGATGGGATTCGTTATATTGAAGAATCACCCCTTTACGCAAAAGCCGGGTGGATCGGAAAGAGTATCGGGCTTGAGTGGGGCGGCGACTGGCAAGGCATCGAGGATCAACCGCATTTTCAATTGAAAATCGGCCTCACGCTGGCGGACTGCCGGGAGAGACTGGCAAAGGGCAATCCTATCGCGTAGCTCGTTCACAGAGCGTTCGCCACACTTGTCTTGTAAATCGGCAAGAGAAGCTTGCTTCTCATTAAGATGTAACTTGGAGCCGCCGGAGCTGAAACCAGTGTTGAAGTTCCAAGACTGTGACCAGGCATAACCGTAATACGTGCCTTGCTATCGGGAATGATGATCCGAGGATGAGCAGCAAGAAGGCTCACTGCTGCGCTAGCCTCGGGAGTTAAGCTGTGTCCCACACCCCATCCGAGGATGGCAAATTGTGAATTGGAAGAAGGAGGAGGATTGTGAATGGAAGCACCTCCGCATGATCGCCACGCAATCAAAGAAGCTCCACTCGTTCCATTACGGAAATAATAGGTATTTAATACCTCGATAAAATCGTCGTCCTTTGGCGTGGGCTTTCCATGACGAATCGCGAGTTGCCAAATATCCAGAATTAAACGCAATGTGGGATCACCTGGTTTTCTGATTCTATCAATAATAGCATCATGTCCGACGTGACGAAGCCCGGAGGATGCCTGTCCTGAACCAGGATTTTCGCCAAAAAAAGTACCCACACAGTTGCCTTTAGTCATCCCAGATTGAGGCGACCAGTAGATTCGGGTGTCTCTGCGAATGATTTGCGGATTATGTGTTACAGGATCCCAATCTGCCCAAAAGTGACTCATGCAGGTAACATAGCAGATTGGTCAATGTCCGTTGACACCCATCCCTCGGTATGGCCCAGGGTCTATTCATCGTCGGTTTTTCCGTTGCCGAGGTTCTCCAGATTCAGGCGAAAGCCAAAGAAATGCTTCTGGAGGGCAAAACCCTCATGCAATGGGGTGACAGCGGTTCCACCGCAATAAAGCAGTTCACCATGCCGGTGAAGGAAGTGCTGGAGGAATGCGCCTTTGCGCTGCGTACGCTTGATCCTGAAACCTACGGACGCCGCCGCCGTGTCGCTCAATCGCGGGTATGGCCATTTCTGGACAAATGAACCGTCTCTTAAAACTCGCCTCCCGCTTTTTGTCGTTCGGCTGGTATAGCCCTTACGAGTCCGCCAACTGGTCGCCGCGCCGTAGCCGGGTGCCTGGAGCCATGCCGGGAGACGCCAAGCGAGACCTGACTCCCGGTATTCGCAAGGAACTGGTTCGCCGTTCCCGCTACCTGCAAAAAAACTCTGGGTTCGTTCGCGAGCTGGTCGGCAACATGGCGATTTACTCAACAGGCGATGGAATCAAACCGCAGGCGCAATCGCCCGATCAGAACTGGAACCGCGTCGCCGAAGAATACTTCGCCAACTGGTCGTCCCAATGCGAAATCACACGCCGGTTTTCTTTTGCGGAATGCCAGTCGCTCGTCTGCCGCGGAATTGATGTGGACGGGGAATACTTCATCCTTAAGACACGAGACGCCGCGCAACGTCCGGTGCTGCAACTGATCGAGTCGCACCGGATCGGCGATGAGGTGGGCGGCACGGAAACCGTGGACGGCATCGGCATGGATGCCGTGGGCGCTCCGTTGTTTTATCGACTGCTGCTTGATGACGGGACTTATCGCGATCTCCCGGCTTCAAGCGTGCTGCATGTTTTTGAACCGGAATCCATCAGCGCCGTGCGACATGCGGCAACCATCCAGCACTCGATCAATCATGTACTCGACGAGATCGAATTGCTTGCGCTCGAAAAACATGCCGTCAAAGACAATTCGGATGTTGCACGCATACTCAAGACTGCCAGGGGCGAACTTGATGAAAGCGGGGATTTTTCGCTGCGCACAGACCAAAGGGTCGATGATGAACCAAGCGATCCCTCGGCGTTGCAACGCATCATCGGCGGAAAACTCGTGGCGCTCAAGCCGGATGAATCTCTCGAAAGTTTTCAATCCAATCGGCCAAGCCCGACATTCACCGGATTTTTGGATCATCTGCGGCGGGATTCCGCGCTTGGCGTGCTTCCGTATGAGTTTGCGGCGGATTCCAGCAGCATCGGCGGGGCTGGCGTGCGACTTGTCGTGGCAAAAGCTGGCCGCCGTTTTTCCTATCGGCAGTTGACCCTGACACAACGCCTTCTTCGTCCCGTTTGGGCTTATGTGATTGGAGATGCCATTGCTACGGGCGCATTGCCTGCCATCACCGGCTGGTGGAAGGTTCGTTTCCAGAAACCTGCCAGGGTGACTGTGGATGCAGGACGCGAAGCGCAGCAGAATCGCGCTGATGTGGAAATGGGGCTCAAAACTCTGGAGGAATCGTATGCCGAACTGGGGCTTGATTTTGAGGAACAAGCGGAAATTCGCGCGCAAAATGCCAGGTTTCTCCTCGATCTGGCGAAGAAGTATGACGTGCCGCTCGAACTCCTGTGGAAACCAACCGGCGGCACGGATGCAACGCCTGTGGTCGGCGAACCGGAAGACCCGCCTGCTATCAACGGAATCAGGCAACCCGGATAGAGTGCTCGTTGACACCCCGGCAGGTGCGTGAAACCCGCTGAAGCTCTCTTTCTCCAACAACCCTGGCTCATCACACCGGAGGCTCATGCTGCGCTGGTGAGCGCCGTGCAATCGTTTTTCAATTCGCCACCTCCGCAACTTTGTCCTGAACCCGATTCGCCATTGCTCACCGTTGAGGACGGCGTGGGCATCATCGACATCGAAGGCCCGATCATGCGCAAGCCGGACATTATCGCCCGGCTGATTTTCGGCGCCACGGACACTGATGAAGTGATTGCCGCAGTCCGTGAAGCACAGTCCCGGCCTGACGTGCAGGCAGTATTACTCGATTTCGATTCACCAGGCGGAACGGTCAGCGGCACGCCGGAACTGGCACAGGCCATCGCCGATCTTTCCGCGCAGAAATACACTTATGCATTCACAGCGGGACAGCTTTGCAGCGCGGCTTACTGGGCGGCTTCACAAAGCGATGCGATCTACGCCACCCCGAGCGCGCGCATCGGTTCCATCGGCGTGCTGATGCCAGTCGTGGATCGCTCTGAATCGTTGCGCAACGATGGAATCAAGGTCGAAGTTTTCGCCGCCGGAAAATTCAAGAGTGCCGGAACGCCCGGTGTGTCGCTCACCGATGAACAACGCGCCTTGATTCAATCCGACGTGGAGGAAATCGCCGCTGATTTCCGGACTGCTGTGCTGGCGCGCGGGAGGAAAATCCCGGCAGACGCCATGGAAGGCCAGACATTCTCGGCACGTAAGTCGGTCAACAACTCTCTCATTTGCGCCGTGGTTCCAGATCGCGATGCGGTGCTTGCGAAACTCCAGAACCGGCACGTCGTCTCCCCGGCAAGTTGACATCACGGCACGGACATCATGCTCACCATTGACGAACAACTTGATCAGGCACAGAAGCGAGTGAAGGCACTCGAAGCTGATGCCCAGGCTGGCGCGAATCTCCTGGCGGAAGCGTCTGCAAAAACCGAAACGCTGACGCTCCAGGTCACGGAACTTCAAGCCCAGAATGAACGGCTTGACGCCGATCTGCTCACCGCGCGGCAATCCATCGAATCGCTCACGAAACAGAAGGGCGATGCGGAAGCCCGGCTCGGTGAACTCGTCGCCCGTACCAAGGATTTGGAGTCCCGCGAGCAAGACATCGAAGCCCGCGCCTCCAAACGCGCCGCCGAGATCGTGGCCTCCACCGGTTCGCAAGCTCCCGCACTGGTTACAGCGAAAGGCGACCGTCAGACCGACGACTTGGTCGCCCGGTTCAAGGCGATCAACGATCCGAAGGAACAGACCATTTTCTGGCGCTCACTCACCGCGCAACAGCAGGCGCTCATTCTGAACAGCAACACCAACTCCCAGCAATAACCCACTCCCATGGCCAACACGCTTACAAATGTCAGTGACATCAAGGTCGCGCAAAACGCGCTTCAGCCGTTCCTGGCTTCGCTCCTGCCGCTGCGCGCATTTTCCACCAACTTCTCTCCTGAACCGGCTGACAAACTCGATACTGTGCGTGTGCCGGTCGTGGGTGCTCCTTCGCAGTCGAGCGATTTCGCGGGCACATACACCAACCCGGCCGATTCCACGGTCACGGTGGTTCCCGTGCAATTGAACCGCCATAAATTCAAGACCATTCACGTAACGGCTCGCGAAGCGGCTTCCACGGCTCTCAATGTCCTGGATACGCTCGTGTCGAGTGCGGCGAAACAACTTGCCCAGGATGTATTGCAGGACGTTTTTTCCGCGATCACCAACGCAAACTACGGTGCCCCTGGGATTCCTGCCGTTGCCGCAGCCAATTTCAACTACAAAACAGTGCTGGGCATCCGGGAGGCTTGCAGTGAGGTAAAAATGCCGGTAACCGACCGTTCCCTCGTGCTCGACGGAGCCTATTACACCAACTTGCTTGCCGACGACACCGTGGCCAAGAGCTTCATGATCCCGGTTGCTGCACCGGGTATTATTGAGGCGCAGATTCGCCGCCTTGCCGGGTTCGACATGTTTGAAACGGTGATCCTGCCTGACAACGGCGAGAAACTCGTCGGCTTTGCATCACACCCGAGCGGCATGGCGATGGCGATGCGCTACCTGGTGCCGGTGGCCAACTATGACGAAGCGGGAGCGGTGACCGATCCGGAGACAGGGCTCACCTTTGGATACCTCCGCTTCACGGAGATCCAGAGCAACCGGATTTTCATCACTCTGGAATGCCTCTATGGGTTCGCGCCTGCGATCCCTGAGGGCATCCAGCGGATTGTGTCGCCGTAACCTTACGCTCCAAAACGTCATCAAAGCCCTCGCGTCAGAAAAGGCGCGGGGGTTTTTGGGATTAAGACGAGGAAATTAACGATTTCTCTACTAATTCCAATATCCTGCCGAGAACCGGGCTCCATTTGGCAATCCCGATGTTAATAAATCTTTTGGGGTAATCACCTGGCAAATCAAAGAGGCTATCATTTTGCAGCAATGACCCGAGCTTCTGGGCATATTCTTCAGACATCTCTGCAAACTTCAGTTCCAATCTGCCATCTGAATAAACAGAAAAAATCGACTTTGCACCTAGATCGTTAAATCTTGGAGTGAAGCTGCCTGTTTTGCCGCTTCCCCAACTGATTTTGGCTGCATGAGTTTGGCACCAGCAGAATAGTTCACGTAATTGCTCGATGGATGTATTGACGTCAGAACGCTGCTCTGCGTCAGCAAAAAATTCAGATTCATCCCATTTTCGCTTTTGGCCACCTCGCCCAGTTCCCGCCGACGAAGGTTCATTCGCGCTTTCTGCTCCAAACAATTTTGGAATGATAATCTCGAAACCAGCGTGTTGGTAAAAATCCAACTCTACGCCCAATACCTTAAATGCGCTGTGTTCATTTACAAAAGAGATCAGCGTTTTCAGACGATCATCAAGCCGATCCATGAGCACCACAAATCGGAAACGTCCTGCAATCGCGTTTTGCTCAAGGGCTTCCAGATGCGCAGCCACGGCACTTTCATCGTTTTCCAAAAATTCAAGGAGACGGGTTCTCCAGTCCGTTTCATTTGCTCGCTCGACGATGCTTTTTGGAGCACTCCAAACCGCCGCTCCATAATCGAGCATTTGCGCAATAACCTTCCGCTTGTCCGGGTTTTTGTAGAGTTTCGTCTCGATGATATAGATTTCACCGTCAGCATCCACGCCAAGGGCGTCGATAGGTCCACTCGGCGTATCAAACTCTCGCGTCAGAACAAGAAGCCGCAGATCATCTTTTAACTCATCCAATGGAATACAGTCAGGGTTGTTGTAGATGTATTGCTGCAAATAGTCCTCCTTTTCTATGACGGTGCGAACGAGTTTCTGGGCGTTGCGTCCTTCTTTTGAAATTATGATGCTCATCGGGTTGAGGGGCTGATGTTGGTAAGAAATATGGTAAACGATTACTGATTTCAAGCCTCTGCTTGAGCGGGGTCGGTTTAGCCTGTTGACACATCACTACCGAGGTGAGCCTCAAATCAGAAAAAGCCGCCGACCTCGCCGAAATTGTTGCTGAGATTGGCGAGCCGGTGGTCTGGAATGGTCGCGCCTACCGCGCGATCATCACGAGCATTGAATCCTCGAACATTCTGCAAATTGGCGGGTTCAGCGAGGAATACGATTTCACCGTCAAGATCGCGAAGGCAGCTCTTGGCAAGGCTCGCCCGAAGGTGAACGAAGCAATTCAATTCGACAGCAAAACCTACCGGATTTCAAAGGTCAGCGAATCGCCCGCTTATCCGATGGTCACGCTCACAGTGCAGGTCAAATGAACACGGCCATCGAAACCGCATTTCTTGCTGCCGTTTCCTCCCTGCCGGAATTGATGGGTGTTGAGCAACATACGGGTGTGTCAGGCGACGAAAACACCGTTGAAGGCGCATCCATCATTGTCCATTGCCCTGATTGCGAACACGCCGTGGGACCACTCTGGAAAGCCACCGTTGTGTTCCGGCTTGAAACCCCAGCTTTCGATAAGAATCGGGAAGCACACGATGCGCGGATCAATGCCGTTCGGGCTTGGTTGGAAAATCGTGACTCGGTTGTTGAGGGCATGCGTCTCAATGGCATGGAATTGAACGGCTACTTCGTCCGGAAATCGCAGACTTCATTGGAACACAGCCGGTGGGTTGCAGAAATCGAATTTGTGGCAGGAGTTGAGACTCAGGTTTGAGCTGCGAATCTGTAGTATTTAATCTCCTTGTGCTAAAGATGGTTGCGGGAGAAGATTGAGCGCTAAACTAGCCAAGTATGCCGCGCAAAAGAAAATCCGGAGGCGATAACAGCGAAGCTTTTGTAAAGATTGCTGTGGCTGTCGTTGTCCTCGTTGCCATTTCAATGGGTGGTCTCCATAAGATTCCGGAAGCCATAGGTATTGTGGTAGGAGGCGCCATTGCTCTATCGGTTCTGATTTTGGGCGCATTGTATCTGGTGGGATACTTGCAAAAAAGACATCAGGCAGGTTCGGGTAATTGGGAGATTCCCGAATTTCCCGCCCCTTCTGAAGCATCAAAATACACGACATTCAATGTTCAGTCCGGGACATCAAAACCTCAGTGCTTTTCGAACGCTGAGTCAATACTAGAGGCGTTAAGAGAAATCGATTGGTACCAGTTTGAGAAGTTTTGTGCGGTTCTGCTGCAATCCGAAGGTTACGATATCGAGCGCAAAGGAGGAGCACACCCTGACGGCGGAGTGGATTTGATTGCAACCCGCGATGGCGTCAGGAGCTTAATCCAATGCAAGCATTGGAAAACTTGGGACATCAAAGAAAAAATCGTTCGTGAAATGTTGGGAAGCATGGCGCATTTCCAGGTAACGGCTGGAGCAATCTATACTCTCAAAGGCTGGACTACCCCCGCTGCAGAATTAGCAGCCCAGCACCAGATCACTTTAGCCGACGGCCTTCAATTGGCGTCAAGAGCAGCGAGTGTTCTTCCCAAGGATGTTTTGGAGGAGGTGCTAAACTGCACAGTGCACCACTGCCCAAAATGCGAATCGCCGATGGTGTGGAGGACGGGAGATTTCGAGCCTTTTTGGGGCTGCTCCAAATATCCACGCTGCAGGGGCATCCTTCGCAAAGGCGGCGCTCGGTAATGTCCAAAACGACAATAAGGCGAGTTGACATGTCGCCGGATGCGTAACCCACGCATCCATGCCCGCAGCTTTTGGAGTCACCAGCAATTTCGGCCTCACCCCGCCCACTGGCGGTGTCGTGGAAGAATCCAGTTCCGAGGACGAGGTCGAGGCGAAAACCATCAAGGATCAGTCCGGCACGACCTGCCGCGCCGTGCCGGGTAAAGTCATCAAGACCACCGTCACCATTAAGGGTAAGGGATTGGACATGACCACCGTGCTTGCCGCCGCGCCCCTGACGGAGGGCAAGGTCGCGGTTACTTCGCTGAAGAACAGCGAATCCAATGACGATTTCCCAACCTTTGAACAAACCGGCGTCAAATACACGTCGCTTGCTACTACCTCTTAAATATGCCCGCTGGACCCGCAGACATCGGTATTACTCAAGCGACAGCCGCCCTGCTCGAAACGGTCGAGTGGGAAACCAAGCTGGAGGAAAAGACCATCAAAGCGTCGAACGGCACCTTCGGCCAAGGGCAGACCTTTGATCCGCTCATCGAGTTTTCCGTGAAAGGGCGCGGTTCTCCCACGGTTGCCGTGGGCATCGGCGCGGCGGGGATCAACGCTATCAAAGGCGGCACTACGCTCATCTTGAAGGTAAAGCATTCCCAGAAAAACGACGATTTCGAGAGTTTCGAGTATTCCGGGACGAACTACCCGAACGCATAGCTTTTTACCAAAATTACCCAAAAACGGCCTAAATCTGCCCAATTTTATCCATCCCAATGAACGATCACAAACCCATCGAACGTAATCTCCACGTTCTCAAAGACGATCTCCCGCCGTTGAAAAGCCCCAACACAGGGCTTGTTGCGGCAGCGACCACCAGTGGCATCCAACTCTCGGAAGATCAGCCGTTCATCCAGACGCTCGAAGGCTCGGGCGACGACGTTAAGCGCCAGACCATCTGGTGCCTGAAAGATTGCGAAGTGGAATTTCTGCCGGAGTTCGAGCCGGAACGGATTTCCACGACGGAATTCGTGCATCGGTTCAGGGACACGCAATGGCGCATCGATAATCCGCATCATCCCATCGCCTACATGGCGTGGATGCACGAAACCAACCAGCGGCTCCGGGACAAGATCAAACTTAATAAGGCGCTGCTGATGGTGCGGCGCGGAAACAAAATCGCTTTCATCCCGCAGGGGTGTGATGCGGCTACACGGGACAAAATTCTGGCACTCCTATGAACGACCCACTCGAAGCACCATTCACCAACCCGAGCGAATCGGATGTTCTTGGGCTGAAACTGCGCCCATTCTCGCTCGGCAGCCTGAGCATCTGCAGGCGGATCAAGCTCTCCATGATAACCGGCGACGCGAAGATGGGTGAACTGGACGACGAGGAAAAGCAGCGGCAGATCATTGCGTTCCTTTACATCCAATCGCAGCCGGTTCAGACCGTATTGAAAGCCATTCAGTCGCCGAACTTCTACGACGAATACGTGTTGCCGTTCTCCATGGACTTGCCGTTGCACGCAATCCCGGAAGCCGTGCAGGAAATTCAGCGCGTCATGGCTGAAGCGGGCGCGGCCTATGTCGAAGTGCAATCCAAGCCGGGCGATAAACCGGAGGATGCGCCCCCAAACTCCTAGAGCCGGGGCAGACGGCTTCGCGCGTGTTTGCCCTGGCGCGAGAAACGGGCTGGCCGCGGGATTTTATTCTCTGGGAATTGGCCCTGAGTGAGGCACTCCAATACAACCATTGCGCGCTGAGGGCGATGAATTGCTGGACGGTAAAGCCGATGCGGGATGGGAAAGCGCAGATTGAACATTTGGAGGACGTTTTAGCCCGTGATTTTGACGAGGAAGGAGTTGAATGAGCGCAGACCTGAAAATAGACGATAAAGCCTTCGTAAAGGCGCTCAAGGCGTTTGCCGCCGGTTCCCGCAAAAGCAATGAAGCGGTGATCAAAAATCAGGCGCGGCTTTTCGTGAACGACGTCATTCTGATCACGCCGCCGAACCAGAACTACAAGCAGCAGCGGAAACTTGGTGAAAAAGCCATCGCGGGCGACATCAAAAAGATCATGCGCGGTGCCCGCTCCGGCACGAAGTCGGCAATCGCCGATCCGGCGAAGCTGCACAAGAAATACCGTGGGCGTGACGGACGCGTGAGCATCACACTCCCGTATGCTGAGAAATTCCGCGTCGTCGATTTACAGGCATACATCAAAAGCGTTATTGCGCGTGTTGGCATCCTTGCGAGCGGATGGAACGCAGCCGGAAAAAAGCTCGGATGCAAAGTGCCCGACTGGGCGGCCAGGCACGGAACTGGGGGCGGACGGATTTCGATGAGTTTCACTCTTGCGCAATGCAAAATCACAATTACCAACGCGATCCGATTCGCAGGCGAGGTCAAAGACTTGACCCGGCGCGTACAGGCTGCGCTTGACAAGCGGGCGGGAGCAATGGACCGACAGTTGAAAAATCAACAGGAGCGCGCAGCCAAGGCTGCTGGATTCCGGCGATGAGCAACATCATCTCGGAATTGATTCTCAAGACAGGGCTGTTCAGCGGCGGCGTCAAAAGCGCGCAGAACAGTCTCAAGGAATTGCACAGTTCGGTCATTGGCACCAAGGAAATTGTCGCGGGGGCATTCGCGGCCATTAGCTCGTCAGCGGTAGTTATCGGACTCAAAAAAGCATTCGATGTCGGCAACGAACTGAACAATCTCTCAAACGCCACCGGCGGCACTGTCAAGGATCTCAGGGTGCTGAAGCAGGCATTCGAGGAAAACGGCATTGAGGCCGAAAAAGTCGGGCCGTCCGTCGCCAAACTCCGCAAGGCGATTGTCAGCGCGGCGTCCACCGGCGATGGCGAAGCATTCCGCAAGCTCGGAGTGAACGTGAAAGCGCTCGGCAACATGAGCGCCACCGAGCAGGTGAAAACCATCGGCGATGCGCTTATGCGGATTCAGAACCCGACCGAACGCAGCGCGTATGCGATGCAGCTATTTGGGCGCAACGGCCAGGCGATGTTGTCGATGTTCGCCAACTCGGGAGCGATGGACGAGGCGGCAAAGATGATCGGCAACCAGGCGCAGATTCTTGACGACAACTCGGCGATTTTTCACGACATCACCACCAAGCTTAACGCGGTTGGCGTCAAGCTCCAGGGCTTCTTCGTCGGCATGGCGGCGGAGATTGCGCCCGCCATCAAACCGTTGATGGACGCTTTCGCGGCGATGGACTTCTCGAAAATTGGAGAACAGATCGGCGATGTGATTGCGTTCATGGTCACTGCGTTTAGTTCGGGGAATATTGGCACCATCCTGGGCGACTCGATCATTATCTCGTTTGAAAACGCGGTGAATTTTCTGGAGGCGGCGCTCATCGGCTGCGTTTACGCATTCGGGCAATACATCATCGAATGTTTCAAGAACGCCATCACTGTTTTTCAAATCGCGACCACGGCGGATTTCTGGGTAGGACTCGGCGACAGCATCATGGGCATTGCAGAAGGCTTCATCGCCTTCCTTCTGGATGGCATCGCGCTCCTGCTGGAAAAAATGAAGGGTATTCCGCTCGTTGGTGAGAAGATTGGCAAGGGGGCTCAGGCGATCAGCGTTGAAGCAAACAAGATCAGGGAACGTGGGCAGAAAAACCGGGACGCGGGTGCCGACAGGCTCTCGCCTGCCGTGGACGCGATTAAGCAGCGGGCGAGCGATGCTTTGAAAAATATCGGCGATGCCTTCGCCAAAGGTTATGCATCCGCGCCGAAGGTGTTCGACACCGCCGACCGGGAGAAAGAAATGGGGGACGCCATTGACTCCACCTACGCCGCCATGGAAGCAAACAAGGCTGCGGCGGACAAATACGAGCAGGAACACAAGCCCGGCCAGCAAGAACCTACTGACGACATGACTGAAGAGCCGAAACGCAAGATGGGCGCGGCGTTTGTCCAGAGCCTTTACAAAATCGGCGGGGGCGGCGTTTCCGTTGGCGGCGGTTCAGTCGATCCGGTTCTCCAGGAAAACCGCAGACACACCTCGCTTCTTCAAACCATCGCGCGCAACACGGCCCCTAAAACCGGCGGGCTGAATTGCACCCCACTCACCGCAGCATTCGCATGACCGATCCCGTTCAAAGCGCAGAGTCAATCGCATGGACGCCCCAGCAGGGCGAGGAAACCTCCTATACCGTGGAGAGTTTCCAAGCGTATCCCGATGTTCCATCTGGCGCGAAGAATATTCAGAAAACCCACGAGGACGGCAAGTATGTGCTGCATTACACGCTGCTCACTGGTACTGCCGAAGCCACCTACACTGTTACTGGTAGCACCAGTCAGGAACCGATTGGCACGCACCCGATGTTTGGCCCCGACGGGGATTACACTATCGAGGCAGATGAATGGAAGAAATGGAAACTTTGGGAAGCCGATCCCAAAGACCTGGAATTGGGCGGATGGAAACCGGACTGCGACGATGCCAGCGATGGGATGAAAAAGTATTACGCTTACCGGAACCGGGGAGTGGACGATTATCTCCTCGGCACCGTCACTATGCGCGTGACCCAGGAAGGCCAGGCAGAACCAAGTATGGACGGCATCGGACGCATTCAAACTCCGCCGGGTGCTCCATCATTGCCAGATAACCGGAACTGGCTCCTTGTCGGTGTGGATGGTGAAAAGGTTGGCACATCGTCGTGGAAAGTCACCTGTGAATACCGAGCGAGCGGCGCGGGCGGTTGGGATCCGGAAATTTACAGCAAGGCATAACGCATGGCGCTTCCTTCCAAAGTTAAGCCGGGCGATCCGATCAAGGCCAGCGATTGGAACGCGCTAATTGATTTCGTTCGCGCGGCCCAAGTCAATCCCGGTAGCGGTGTCCGTGTTACCCGCACCCCGAGCGGCACCACGCTTGCCGTGGATAAAACACCGCAACGGAATGTTACCTTGCCACGCTTTCCATTTCAGGTCATTCAGGTTTCCGGGGGAGATAAGGATACCGGCGATAGCCCCACCATTGGCGTGATTTCAGACAGCCATGTCATCAATGCTGCTGATAAGGATGCTTACGAAGAGGACAATTCGGAGTGGGGTTTATTAAACGACGATGAAACCGATGGGGATTTTGATCTTCCCGCCATTGGCGATAAAATCTGGCTTCAGTTTACGTTTGATCAAGATCAGAACCTGACATCAATCGACCTGATGTATGGCTCCGTGGGTGGCGATGACTGGCAGTATTACCCCGACCCAATCGAGATCAATACCGACGGCGATCCGTATCAGGAATATTACCACCAGATCGTTGCGGAAGCGACCGACCCGGAGAACGATCCGCGCGTCGGATTGATTATCGAAGATAACGACGGCACTCGGGTTAAAATCGTCCAGATTCTCAAAACCAATCTCATCATTTTACCCGCCGTCACCACGCAGGATGCTGACGAGCCTGGATTGGATATTATGGTGGCGATTCCATCAAATGCGCCTGCGACGGCAGATGATGGCAGTGGAGATGAAATCAATGAAGAGACGGATGTAAAAACACCGTGGGAGTTTGCATCTTCGGAAGATGAGTTTCCGTTCAAGGTAAAAATCCGCAGCAACCCGGATAATCCAGATGAGCAGGAATTCGGTGTGACCTACAATTCCTTGTTGCTCGCTTCGCCGGATCACGAGGACAACGTGGAGATTTCCGGTTTGATAGACGGCGATGACGGTTGGGTGACATGGAATGGCGAGGATGATCTCGTATGGCTGGAGATCGAGTGGGACGATTGGCCTGACAGTTACACCGCGAGCATCAAATCTTATAGCAACGGAGATGATTTCGGCGATGGCGAGGTTGAATCGGATGGCGACGATCCACCCACGCAGACGCATGCCCGAATCGTCATTGCGGAGATCACGGCAGACAAGGATGGCAACCCCATCATTGACCAACGCGTGCGCACCCATTTGCAAATGGTCGGTGCAATGGAGGAGGATGGAAACGGAGTGGTAATAGACTGTATGGTTCCAACAGCCTACCCTTCTGCTGACGTTTTACCGGAGTGGATGCAAGGGGATGGCAATTTCGATGATGGTTACAATGTATGGTTTGGAAGCGGAACCGCGTCATTTGTGGGAGAAGATGCTGCACCGATTGGCTGGTTGGAGATTGAAGTTCAAGACCCGAACGACGATACCGCGAGCGCGATGTCCCTGCTGGTTGGCGACGATGACCAGTCCAACGATATGCTCTGCTTTACCTACACCGGAGATGCAGGGCAGAACGAAGTTTACATCCAATGGGCGGACTACCCTATCATCCTTTTATGCGATGATGGTGAGGATGAGGATAATGCCAATCAGGTGAACCTGAACATCGAGGATGGCCCTGAAGTTTATCTTCAGGACGGCACTGGTAACGAGATTACCGTGAACATCAACGACATGCCTGCCATCCAGCTTGATGACACTGAGGATCACACAGGCAATCAGGTTAGCCTCACTTTGGATGATGGTCCTCAAGTATTGCTGACCGATGATGATTCCAGCGGGAACAGCATCGACATCAACATCACGGACATGCCAATTGTGCAGTTGCAGGATGATTCCAGCAACGAAGTGAACATGAACCTGTCTGATGGGCCGGAAGTCTATCTGACTGATGGCACTGCCAGTATCAGCCTCAACATTGCAGACATGCCGGAGTTGTTACTGGATGACGGTGAGGGCAATAGTCTAAGCATCAATCTCGACAACGGGCCGGGATTTGATCTGAAGAATGATAGCAATGACACTTCCTCTTGGTATGCCGACAGTATCGAGTTTGATGACGATGATGGCAACAAGACGGTGATGGATTCCAACAGTTTCACCATCACCAGTTCGGGTGGAGACGTGACAGCACTTACTGATGGCGACCTGCAAATGCCCAAGGACGGCACTATCGAGATTGGCGATGAAGGCTCAATCACTGTCGGAAAGTCCGTGCTATCCGATGGTGATCTTGACCTTGGCGACGATGGCACGATTGAGATTGGTGACAGCGGTTCGATCACCGTGGGCAGTGCTGTTCTCTCGGACGGCGACCTTGATTTGGGAGCGAGTGGTTCGCTGGAGACGGATACTATTGATACCACCGGGGACGTTACCATTGGCGGCGATCTGGATATTACCGGGGATTTTGATGTTTCAGGCGATGGAAGCATCAGCGGCGATTTGGACGTAAGCGGCGACATCACGTGCTCCTCCCTTTCAGCCGACAGCATCTCCTATGGGGGTGAAGAATTGGACAGCTACATTGACGATTCAATCCGCACGGCGCTCGACAGCCTCTCTGCATCCATCGACTGCGATTCCATGACCGTCACCTTCAGCTACAGCTATTGATATGGGCGTTATTCAAACAGTGGATTTGCCCGAGGATTGCGGTTGCTGCGAATGCCAGGGGAGCGAGCATGGCAATACACCGGGGTGCTGCGCATCAAAAGGCTGCTGCCCCGGTGAAGACGGGCATCGGTGCGGCAGTTACGATGATGGCACGGGTTGCTGCTGTTGTCCCGCATGGGAAGCGCCTGCGGGCGAGAATTGCGATTGCGTCTATGTGGGGTGAGTGCATGAACTCAGAAAAGCTCGATAAGATAAAATATGCTCTTACGCTTCGGGCTTCGCAGATTCCCGATGTGCGGGAAAAAATGCGTTCGCTTTGTGGTTGCCTGCCGGAACGCGCCACCATGCGCGAGGATTTCGCCGCGTGCGGCCACGGAAACCTGCTTTCATTCTGGGAACGCATGGTCGCGTTACTCCCGGATGCTACCGCGCTCGCGGACGCTGTGTGGGCTGATTATGAGCGGCATATCGAAGAACTGAAAAAGCAGGAACCGCCGCTTCCCACCCTCGGCGAAATGGCCGCAAACTTTGGCGGGGCTGTGCTCCGCGATTTGAAAGCAGGCCGTCCCCGGCGTTCCCCTGATCAGGTGGAAGCGATTTTGACAATCTGCCGCGAGTGCGAGCATTGGCGAGCCGAAGACCAGCGCTGTGGCAAGTGCGGTTGCTGGATTCGCAAGAAAGCTTCGTGGGCGCAGGAACACTGCAAGCTCGGCAAATGGTGAATTTATGAAACAGATTATTCTTCAGGCAACCCGAAAGCAGTATGACGATCTCGTGAAATTCCTGGATCGGCGTTGCACGATCAGAACAGACGAGATCGCGGATTTTCAGAGCGTACGCGTCATGTTGCGAACGGCAAGAGTGGTTGACATCGCCGATACCAGCGAGAAGCGCACGCTTACCAAACGGCTTGCAAGTAAGCCAGCGGAAGCCGTGCCGACCCCTGAATCCTGATTCCTATGTCTGAAATTTCCATGCTTCCCTCGGACGCCCAAAAGGCGGCAGCCAAAATTGATTCCGCGCTGAACCGCGGCGTCAACATGCTCAACCTCATGATTTCCCAAATCGAGGACACGCTCAATAAAAGCGTGGACGCGAACAAGAAATCGATTGCCAGCGCCGACATCATCGCAGCGGGCGGAGATCGTTACGTGAATCTGCTCAATATGATCGCCAGCGCGAAAGCCACGGTCAATTTCATTGATCCTGGCACTTATCCGACGCCGCAGCCGTTGACACAAACCCCTTCGGCGTGAAGATCACCGTAAGCCTCGATTCACAAGCCGTCATTGTCCAGCCCACGCCGTTGCGGATCAAGGCTGGGGCGTTTGTTCCGGTCGCCATTGCGTTCACCCGCGCCGCGCAGACTGTGACGCTTCCGCAGGGCGCAGCCATTGAGTTTGCTCTCAAACCTCGGAACCAATGGACAGGCGGGCTGCTGGCGTATCTGAATTCTTTCGAAGTAACCGCCGGTAACATCTATAACGGGACGCTCAACTGCTCCTCCAGTTCTTTGCTTAGCGCATTGGGTCTGAACGACTCGACGCCGCTGAACGATCTTCCCCAACTTGAGGCGAGCGGCGAGGTGACATGGAGCGTTGGTAACCAGAAGTTCCGCTCCAGCACGTTTCCGGTGATCATCGAAACGCCGATTACGGACGATAACCCGATTCCCTCGCCCGACCCTGAGCTTTATCCCGCTCCGGGCACAATCGCGCTCAAAAGCGATATTCCCACGCTGCCCGATCTGACTCCCTATGCCCTCAAGAGCGAGATTCCGGCTGTTGGCACTGCCTCGAAGCTGGATGCAGGAGTGGCGGACGGAGCGGCCACACTGGATACCGGTGGAAAACTCGTCCAAGCGCAGATTCCAGATTCCGTTGCGCTTAAAAGCGAACTGCCAGTCGTGGGCACCGCTGCAAAATTGGATGAGGGAGTGCCAAATGGAGCAGCCACGCTGGATGCTGGTGGAAAACTTGTCCAAGGCCAGGTTCCAGATGCAGTCGCACTCAAGACCGAACTCCCAGCCTTTGCCTCGACTACCGAGGCAGCGGTTGGCACTCGCGCCGATGTGGTGATGAGTCCGCTGGACGTGGCTGCATGGTTCGATGCCAAGCTGCCAGGCAATGCAGGGCTTGCCCTTTTGGGAAACGATTCGTGGGGCTTGCCCGATCTTTCCAGTTATTCCGGCAGGCTTGCAGGGGATGGCACCAGCATTTCCGGCGTTTCTGCCATCGGATTGATCAGCCCGCTCGGGCTGCAATTTTACGACAGCGGCGCCGGAATGTGGGTTTCCAGCGCCACACTGCAAGCGCCAGGCATAAACGGTCCTTACGGTGCGAATTTTTCTGACAACTTCGGAACGTGGCTTTTTGTGAACGGCATTCAGGCTCCGTGGTTCTCCGGCGACGGCACAAACCTTTCCAATCTCACCGCATTCCAACTGATCAGTCCCTGGGGATACTCGATTTATGATTCGGGCTGTGGTAATTGGCAGGTGGATGGAAATCTGAACGCAAACTCGTTCTTTGGCTGTTTCAGCGGCGATGGATCGAACCTTTCTAATCTCACGGCCTTTCAATTGAACAGCCCTTACGGGAATGCGCTCTTTGATTCAGGCGGTGGCGAGTGGCAGGTCAATGGCGACCTGAATGCAAATGGATTCTATGGCAATTTCAACGGCGACGGCTCGAATCTCAATAACCTCACCGCCCTCCAACTACTGAGTCCCTACGGAAATTCTATTTATGATTCCGGCTCCGGCAATTGGCAGATTGGCGGGAACGTCTATGCAAACACTTTCAACGGCGCATTCAGTGGCGATGGATCGAATCTCTCGAATGTCGCAGCGGTTCAGGTGACCAGCCCTTGGGGGTGTTCGATCTACGATGCAGGTTCTGGCAACTGGCAAGTCGATGGAGGCGTTGCGTCTGGGTGGTTCAGCGGCGATGGATCGAGTCTTTCAAATCTCACGGCATTTCAATTAAACAGCCCTTACGGTTACGGGATTTATGATTCCGGCTGGGGCAATTGGCAAGTTGGCGGCGGCATGAGCGCAGGATGGTTCAACGGAAGTTTCGGCGGTGACGGTTCCGGGCTTTACAACATCAATGCTAGCCAGTTGGACAGCCCCTACGGATATTCGATCTACGACTCCGGGTGGGGCAACTGGCAGGTGAATGGCTGGATGTACGGCTCCTTCATCGGTGACGGCGGCGGGCTCCAGAATGTCTTTGCCCAATATGCGTGTTGCGATCAGAATGGAAACGACATCGTGAATACCTATCCCCAGCAATGGGGATATTACGGCAGCATGAGCGTCGGCGGCGCTGATTGGGCTAATGGCGCAAGCTCTTCCAATTATTCCAGCTACGCCAACGCGGACAATTGGGGATACCAACTTTACGGTGCGGGCAACATTCCCTGGAATTACTTCGGCGGCAGCCCAAATCCGGGAGACGTGGTGGCATTCGATGGAAATAACTGGACTCCATCGCTCGCATTTCCGACGCCAACTACGGTGTCCAATGCCGCGGCGCGGTATGCCACCAGCGGAATGCGTCCCGGCTGGCTCGTCAAACAACTCGATAACAGGACGGTTTATCAAGTGCTCGATCCAAACGACTGCGCCACGGAACTTGGCTGGGTTCCTGTTGGGCCATTTATCCTTGTCCCGGTCAACAGCACGCCGCTCACCATCGACAACCCTTCGCCCACGCTTGGCGCGACGATTCATTGTTCCCTTGGAACATGGAGCGATAATCCCACAGCCTACGCATATCAATGGTATAGAAACAGTTCTGCCATCAGCGGAGCAATCGCCCTAACTTACACTGTGGTCGCTGCCGATGATGGAGCCAGCTTGCAATGCGTGGTGACCGCAACCAACGCAGCAGGAACAGGCACCGATAGCGCTTCCATCCAGGTGGTTGTGCTGACCGCTCCAACAAACACAGCTGCGCCTGCGATTTCTCCAGCAGGTGCGCCGAACATTGGCGATACACTCTCCCTAAGCGGCGGTTCATGGACAGGTTACGGCTATACAGTGTCATACCAGTGGAAACGCGGCGGAACGGCAATTCCAGGGGCAACGGGAGCAACTTACACGCTCGGTGCCGCCGACGCAGGGCAGTCCATCACTTGTGCCGTCACTCGGACGAATATTCGCGGCTCTGCGTCAGTGACCACTGCGGCAACTGGCACGGTGACAAAACTCATCGCGGTCAACACCGCCATTCCGACTTTAAGTCCAACGACATTGTTCCCCGGAGCGGTCGTTACTTGTTCGCCGGGAGCGTGGAACTATCATCCCACCACTTACAATTATCAGTGGCGGCGGAACGGCGTCGCCATCTCCGGCGCAACCAACCCAACTTATCTGGTTGCCACGGGAGATGTGGGCGCGACGTTCAGTTGTGCTGTCACCGCTACAAACCCGGCGGGAACAAGCGGAGCCGTTGTTTCAGCGACGAGTTCCCCCGTTGTCGCCGCCACAGCCATGCTGTCCGGTTCCTCGCTGCTTGCCTTCTGGAAGCTCGATGAAACCAGCGGCATGCGCATGGACATTTCTGGCAATGGACAGAATCTTACCCCATACGAAACCGTCGCTTCCTTGCCGGGTCCATTTGGCGCTGCTTGCGCGTCTTTCCGCAGAACAGGTTATCTCCAGAATACAGCCCTCACACCGAGTTTCACCGGACAAATTCTCACCGCATCCGTGTGGGTGCGTCCGCAGGCGCTTGAAGACGGAACTATTCTGAGTCAGTGGAACTGTGGCGGTTGGCTCAATCTCGCAACCTGCTCCTCGGGATTGAAGTTTGCTTTCGGCCACGATGCCCTCGACAACATCGTGGTTCCCGTTTCGACCGGAACCTGGCACCACGTCACCCAGTCCTGGGATGGCAACCAGATTCGCGTTACCGTCGATGGCCAGGAATACACCCTCAACAAGGCGAACATGCCGGAAAACCCGCCTTACCTTACAAATTCGGGCGCTCCATTTGACATCGGGGCATCGGATACATGGAACGGCAATTCCCGTGGGAACTTCGACATCTGTTGCGTGGGGCTGTGGAAACGCGCCCTCACTGCCACGGAAACCGCAGCCCTTTACAACAACGGAGCCGGTTTCTTTTACCCATTTTAACCCAATTTCTGGAGCATGAAGCTCCATGAACAACCAAACCCAAAATCCTATGCTGACAAAAACACCTGAAGCCCAAGCGGCTGAATATGCCAATAGCCTCCTGAATATGGCTAACCAGTTTCAGCAACGCGTGCTATCGCTCACGACCAACGGTGCTGCCGCCAATCCCCAGATTGGCGCTCCTGCCGTTTCCGCTGACCAGATCGGCTCCGCGCTCGGAAACGCGAATCTGACCAAGATTCAGGCGGCCATTGCGGCCCTCGCTTAAAAGCCAATCGATCCGTTCGCCCTGACGGGGAACAGGGCGCTCTTTTTTCATGACCACTCCATCCGATCAACTCCACGATTTGTCCGAAAAGTGCGACCTCTGCCGTGAATCCGTGCGCGAACGCCTTGCCTCATTCGACCGCCGCCTCTTCGCCTTGGAAATCATCGTTCGCGGCGAGGACGGACGCAACGGCATGAAGGCTCAACTCACCGGGCTTTGTGAGCGTTTTGATGCCTTCGAGAAGAAAGCGATTCGCTGGATCGCGATTGGAACTTCTCTCCCTGGGGTGGTCGTAGCAGTGGTCGCCGTCTTGAAATTTCTCGGACGGGTTTGGTGACCGTCCCAAGGATCAACGCGGGAGATTCCGCTCCAGAAGTTTGACAACAATTGTGGCCACGTCGTTCTCGTAACCGCGATCCGCAAAGAGCCTCAGGTCGGCCACAAGCTCCGACGGCCCGACGAACATCCATCCGCGTTTCTTGAAGTGTTTTTTGAGCATCTCCTCGTCCTTCCCGTAAATCTTCCCCGCCACAAGGCACAGTTTAACGCTTGGTGAGGAAGAGATCATGCCATCGTCGGTTAACTGTTTGATGACCTGCTTTTTGACCGCTTTGAACAAGCGGTCGTTTTGGAAAAGCTTAAAGCGGATTGCCGTAACGGAATCCGACACAGAAAACCCGGCGTATTGCACACCCATCGAGTCGAGGTAACTCTTGCATTCGATCAGGAGGAGTTTCTTCTCGGCGGGTTTATATGCGACAATGTCGATTTCCGGGCGCGGCATCGAAGGATTTTCGAGCGCCCTTTTTGTCGCCTTGTCCAAGTCCACCTTGAATCCGATCCGGGTCCAGTAGCCCCGTGCCTCGAATGCCTTTGATACGATTGTTTCGAATGCGTCCATCTGTGGCGACTTTATAGGCAAGAATCAGGAATGGCGAGCCCTCTCTATGCTCGCGTTCCACTGAGCCTAAATGCTTTCTACAGCGGCCATCCGCTCGAACTCAGGAAACAGGTCTGAGTGCTTCGCGGATATGAAGCGTACCACCTTGGCGTTTTCGAGAAGTCGTTTCAGGTATCCGCGTATCACGGTGAAGTTGAGCATGTTTTCGGCATAGGCGTCCTCTATGGCTTTGAAGTCGCGCTCAAGCACTTCCATTTCAGCCTCCATTTTTGCGAGATCCTCCGGCGAGATGGATTTTACCTTGGGTATTTGCGGATCGACCAGCTGATCCTTAACCGTCACCATGAACAGACCATCCGCATACCCCTTCGTGAAATTGTTTGCGCCGACCATCAGCTCGGCAATCTCGATTTGCCTTACAGCCGTTACGCGCTTGAGAATTCGGAAAACAGCAGGACTCAACTGCTTGTCCTTGAGAAGCTCGACCGCCTCCTCGTGAATCCCTCGGAGCATGTTCAGGCGTGATTTGATTTCCCTCACGTCCATGTCCAGCGCGGCAGCGATCCGCTCGACCGCGACACCGTTTTTCACCGCGCGGGTGATCATGGCGTGTTCCTGAATCGGGGACAGGCGGTTGATCCGGGAGTTGTAGGTGAAGCTCTCGTCCTCGGTTGATATCAGGCACTCGACCTCTTTTATCCCGATCTCGCGCAACGCATACAATCGCAGATGTCCGTCCATGATTAGGTATACCCCGTCTTTGCCTTTTTGCGGATAGACCATCAGCGGTTCGATAACACCGACTTCCCTGATTGATGAAACGATGGAACGATAGCGGGTCACCTTTTTCTCGGGATCGGACAAATGCCGCACCGGGAGCAGCTGGGAGAGCTGGAGGGTTAGGCGCTCAAACTGGAAACCGACGACAGGCTTATTCATGCCGCCCTCCGGGGTTCAGAGTTAATGCGTTCCGATAGGCATTTGGGGATGGTGCCGAGATCTTCAGCGCGAAGCAGATTTACGAAATTCTCATCGTCGAGCAGACGCTTGAAGCCGGTGACAAGAAACATGAGGCTTGCTTCGCAGTGCTTGGCCTTTTTCACCATTACCTTCTGGCGTTGAGTTTCCTTGCGGAAAGCATTCACGTACCCGTCAGCGGTCGTGCGCGGGTTCTTGCCGCGTTGGCTGGAACGCATGCGCTTTCCAAGAAACTTTCGCTGCTCGATGATACGCTTCACCGTCCTTATTGAGGCCTGATTGAGCTGCTTGTTCTCGTATGCTTTGAGCAGCTCACGCTGGGCTTCAACGGATTCGGTTTTCGCAATGTCGATGGCCACTCCCAAAGGGATTTTCCCCTTCAGAGCTGCATCAAGCAGGCGTTCTTCGCCCGCTTTTTTAAGCACCAGCAGCCCGCCGACCAGGCCGTCGGCGATATCCAGTTTCTTGCCAATGGCCAGTTTGCTGTATCCAGCCTCCGTGAGCCGCTCAATCTCGTGGATCAGGTCCATCGGTGACGAAAAACGTCGCGCCATGTTTTCCACCAAGCTCATCAGAAGGCGGTCCTCCTTTGGAACTTCGACAACCACGGCAGGGATTTCGGTGTACCCCAGCGCCTGGTAAGCCTCGATGCGGCCCTGCCCGCAAACCAGATCGTATCCCGGCTCCTCGCCGTCTTTGACGATCCGGTTGCTTACCTTGATCGGCTTTTTCAGGCCGAGGTTTCGAATGCTGTTGAGAACCTTTTCAAATTTCTTCCGATCCCTGGCTCGCGGGTTCAGAATTCGGATGAGTTCAATGGGGATGAGTGTGACGGATTCGTTCATACGGTTTGTTGGATGGTTGTTCTCGCTGTCATATGGAAAAAGAAATCGAGGGTTTGGAATCGGTAGGCGTCGAGATAGATGCCGTTGTCCTCCGCGATCCTGAGTTTCTCCCATGTCATGTCTATGGCTGGGAGAAGGTAGTAGTCCTGGATGCCTTCGTTCATCGTATCCATTCGCACGGCGACCGTGATGTCGGGGCGCAGGGATTCGTCGAGACGGATGATCCACCGGGATGATCCGCGCATCGTGGTCTGGTGGCGGCAGAGCACAATCGAAGCCCGAAACTCCCGGTTCACAATAAGAAGATCGGTCTGTTCGTGGGTGGTGACGCTGCCTCCCATCGCTTCGATCTGGGCGATTACTTCTGCGACAATGGCGGGGTGCTGGCGGCGGAGACGCCGGTTGACCTCAATGAAACCGTAATCGGTCTGGGGCGTGTAGCCTATGAGGGAATATGCCGCTACGAGGCTGCCGAACCTGTGCCGGAAGGCGGCGCTTGACGGCATGTCATCGCACTCGTCGATGAGGATGCCGGAAATCCGCCCGCGCTGTTGCAGCACGCCCCTGAGCTTTTCGAGCATCTCCTCGTTGGTGAACTTCCGGCTGCGCTCGATGATGATACCCTGCGCCGCGAAAAAGATGGTCGGGTCTACGATCCCCTCGAAAGCCCCCTCCGTACGAATCCATCGATCCGGGGGATTGTTGACGTGCTTCTTTTTCAGTTTGAATGATGTCCGGTGGTAGACGTTGTTCCCGATGTATTTCTCGTTGGTCAGGACCTGATGGACGGTTGCGCGGTTCCACTCGCGACCGAAGTCCGTGATCAATCCGCGTGCATTGAGGGATTTTGCAATTTCCGATTCCTGGAGGCCCTGCTGGACGAAGGCGTCGTACATCCACTGGACTGCGGCGACTTCTTCCTCGGGGCCGCGCACCAGGATGACCCGGTCGGTTTGGAGGCTTTTCTGCTCGCCGATTTTGAGGACTCCCTTGTGCTGGCCATTCTGGTCGATGAGCATCCGGCGCAGGCCATACCCGGCGGTGCCGCCCTGCTTGAATCCCATCTGGATGAGACGGCAGGCCCCCTGAAAGACTTTTGACGACAGCTCACGACTGTATTCACCAGCCATCGCCCGTTTCACGCCCTTGACGATAGTCGACACCGGGCTCCCGTCGTTTTCAAATTGCTCCGCGCAGTAGTGAACCGAGATGCCCGCGCGACGGCAGATGTATTCGTAATAGGCGCTTTCGTCTGCGTCCTGAAACCGTCCCCAGCGGCTCACGTCATAAACTAAGATGCAGGTGAAGTTGGCTGTCTTGCCTTGCACGTCGGAGATCATCAGCCCGAGCGAGTCACGGCCTTGGATGTTGAGGCCGCTCTTTCCCTCGTCGGAATACTTTCTCACGATCTCCATGCCACGGCGGGCGGCATACTCCAGGATCACGTCCATCTGGTTGTTGGTGGAGTACTGCTGGTGCTCTGTGGACATGCGCACGTAGGCGGCGGCGCGTATCAGTTGAGAATTTTCGACATCACTCATGGAAATAGGGGAAGGGGGTGGCCGGACATGCCTGCGGGATGTTTGGAGCGATGGACATCCCCGCAGGTGCCTGCGAATCGCGCATCGCAGAAAGATCAAAACCATTGCCACCGGTTCTCGGTCGCACCCGCAGGTTTTCATGGCGGATATTTTGGTGTTTCGGGCACACCTCCCCACAAGCCCTCGACGCTCCAGAAATGCTCAGAGGGAAATCATGGGTCGATTCAGATTTTTTGGCACGGTTGGAGGACTTTTTTGGCAATCGCCCCTCAATCGGCGGGTTCCAAGGTGTGGCGTTCATTCACGGGGCGCGATTTTCGGCGGATTCCCTCGGTTGGAAACAAACGAGTTGTGTGGGGATGGAATCCCGGCTCGCCTCCAATCATCCCTGCTGTTCAGCTTACTGGAATCGCGTGGCACTTATATGCCCCGAAAGCCGTAACCTGAAAGCAACAGACAAGTTGCCCTGTCGCGAGGGAAAGTGATCCCCAGAGATTTTTGAATATCCCCCAGAACCCTTCCAACGCATCCATTGGCGGAGATCGGCTCAGACGAACCGCCGTGCGAACGATCAGTTCTGGGAACCACTGACAAAACCGCCGCAGATAGCGCCGGAGTAGGTAATCCCATCGGATCACGTCGTCGGCATCCCGGTTGCCGTCGAAGAACATCTGGACGATTTCGTTCCTGACCAGTCGGTATGGCTGGGCGAAACTCGGAAGCAGGCTGACCGACACCCCGCATGAAGCGCACCGGAACCGCCGAACCGCAATTGGCATGACTCCCGATGATCCCTTTTTGCTTAAACTGCGGGTGTAATATCCGAGCGATTCAAAGCAATTTTGCCCGCCGCATGATGGGCAGTTCGGGGGAGGCGGGACTTCCTTGTGTGCCGCCCCGGCGACATACTGTTCTGGCGAACCAGAGAATTCGAAGATGATCTGCATCCTCGATAGTCGCACATGCCGGTTTGCTCGGTTGCGTGCGGGGGCTAGGCGCATCGGCAAGATCGTTGCGCAACGATCCACTGACTATTCAGTTGAAGGCAGGATATTGAACCATTCCTCAGCCTGCTTTTCCGTGGCCAGTTCGCGATAGTGCTTGAAAATAATGGCAGAGGAATTGCCTGCTTCCAGCGCAACCTGATCTGCACTCTGTAATACCGCGATTCGGTAGCTGATGAAAGAATGTCTCAACACGTTGTTTGGCCATTCAAATCCACATTTTTTTGCCAATGGTGTGACCTTCCTGTAAATCTCATCGTTCTTCACCACGAGTCCAGTGCCGACGTGTGGCAAAAGCCACTCGCGTAAATTTTCACTGATGGGCACAACTCGCCGCGAAGCAGTCTTTGCCTGCCCGGCGCGGATCTGAATGATCTTTCGATCAAGATCGATGGCGTTCCAATCAAGGCGAACAATTTCCGCCGCGCGAAGCCCTGCGAATCCCCCGAGCACTATGAAGGGGATCATCTCTCCAGTGGCAAAGGATAGGATTTTAACCATCTGCTCAGGCGTAAAGATTTCAGTGTCGGTGTCGCCGACTTTTACTTTGGCGACAACCTCAGCCTCGGTGATTTCATTTTTCGGCAGATAGGAACGTGATTTTGCCCAAGAAAAAAATGTTCGAATGCTTGTGTGGACTGTATTCCTGCTGCGGGGCGCTCCGCCAAGTTTTCTCAACCACTCGTCAATCTGATGGCTTTTAACGTGGAGGATCGGGATCGGGAATGCCGCAGAAAAACGGTTCACATCGCTACGGAGTTGGTAAAGATAGCGTGGACTTGCTCCATCCTGCCTCTTGGATTCGATGAACTCTTCGGCTATTTCTGCCACTGTCACACCGGTTCGCACTCCACGGTTGCGCACGACGTAATCTTGGACAGCAGCAAGAAGGGAGGTCTGTCCGAGAACCTGCCTGCAGGCGACATATTCCTCAACCGCAGCAAGTAGGGGGGTGTTCAAGGCCCCGGTCAGTTTTCGGGCTGAAAGGAAAGTCTCGCAGTCGCCATTCGTCAGGCTTGAAATGAGTGACCGCCCGGAATTGAGGCTTCGTGCAACTCGCTTTGCCTCGTCCTTTGCAAGTTCAAGGGATCGAAAGTTTCGCCGGTAGCGGATTTCTCCGACGTACCAGACAACGGAAAACAGAGGGCGTGCCCTGTTGGTGGTTGTATAAATCCTCACGTCGGATGAACCGACGCGAATACTCAGGGAAGTGGGACTGGATTTCAGGGTTCTGGCCTCAGTTGTCAT